TAAGTTGTTGAATATTCTTGAATATGGTTCCATCTCCATATCACGATATGATACAGATTCGGTTGTTGCAAAAACTAGCTGTGCTCCGTCTGGATATTCCGCAGAAGATGTTGTTTGGTAACTACCACTAGCATCAGTTCCTAAGAAATATTTCCAAAGTTCTTCTTTATCCCAACCAGAAACAGCTTCCCATCCCATAGATTTCAATACATTCCAAAGTAAATCTTTGGATAGGCCTGTATTTACATCTTCATCATGTTCATGTAATTTACCTAAGTGGTCTACATAGTTATAGAGAACATCAAAGTGTTGAGCAATCATATCCACAAAAAGAACAAACCCATTATTCTGTGGGTTGAACCTTACATGAAGTGGTATTAAATCTCTTAATATATTTTTATTTGTGTTATCGTAAATCTCAGCATCATCTAACCTTGATGTATACCAAGTTTGTACCGCACTTGAATTTATACTAGCATTAGTATATGGTTTGGTAGAATTTGTTTTTGGCCAAGTTACATTTTTAAATGTACCGTATGTATCTGTATATTCAGAACCGGATTCATAATACAAATACTTTTCGTATTCGTCAAAATTTGAAATTACAGCTTCTTTACGTGCCGATATTGTTTGCCTGTTTCTTACATATTGAAAAGAACCAGTCGCACCAGAAGCAGCCAACCCACTTAAATCAGACTCAAGTGCCAATGATTGTGATGTGTAAGTTTCAATCAATCGCATCTTGTAATAGAAATTTCTAATTCTCTGTTCAGCCGAACTAAAATGTACAAAATTTTCAAACTCTGTGTAATCAATATTAAGTTCAGCGGAGTTGGCAATAGAACCACTAAATAATCTATTTACAATTCTATTTTTAACATCTGGTACCGCATTCAAAATCTTTGCTTCAGTAAGTACACCAGTACCTTTACCAACCTGTCGATTTATATCAATATAAAAATCAGGACCACGTAACCTGTTAAATGGGTCTTCGGGTCTTTCAAATGGTAATTGAATAAAAACTTCAAATTCCAATGGGTTAATAACTTGGTCCCAAATTTCAACATCATCATTAACACGAATTGTTCTGGGGAAAGTTTTTATACCATCATGTGGGGTATGTTTTACTATTAAGTTCCCATCACCATATGTGTCACGAACCCAATTTATGATTGGATGTAACCCACCAGTATTATTGTGATACAAATAAAGAGGAATTGGTTCATCCCTCTCCCCTCCCAATTCCCGAATATCAACCAGTGGACTGTTTATCTTGATTTCCTTCTTATTGGTTGATATTTGTAGTACCGATAACTCTTTAATTTTTCTTACGATATATACAGTTACCTGAAATCTACCAGTTAAAATTCCTAATTCAAAAACAATAATATCATATAAGTTAATACGATATCCAATGTCAGATGACTCTGTATAGGTAAGTGCATCACCCTCAAAGGTGTTAATTAGATTACCATTACTACGAATTTCAAGACGTAATACATCACCATCTACAATAGGAACTGTAATTGGTGTTAATAGGAAATCACCCTCAAGTGTAGTTGCTTTTACTTCCGTGTATGTTGGTCTTGGTGGACTACTAATACCATCAAGACCCATATCAACTGTATCGTATATAATCTCAGGCACCTTCGAATGTAGTTTCCTTTAATGGTTTATATCTAATACTATTTGGTAATGACTCATCGTAAAATATCTCTGGGTCGAATTCATACACAGGTGGTGCATAGGGCAGTTCGGGAACGGATGATGGCGGGGGCGGGGGCGTGTAACCAGCAATGGAGATGGGGTCAAACAAATCCACCGAACCCACGGTAGGACCGGATGAAGGCGGGAATTCCCTTAAATAGTTTATGCGAAGATTTCTTCTATTAAATAACCACAGACCATCTACTTTTCTATTTTTATCAATTGCCGCGTCCCAGAATGTTCCAGTTATACCAATGAATTCATCACATTTATATGTGAATGATTGACGAATTTCTTTACCATTTTTGTTAGTAGCTATACAAACAACCTCTCTTTTTTGGCCGTGCCCAGCGTATCCTCCCTCAGCTTCTGGCCATATGTCAGGCCTCAAGTTATAAAGTGTTAATGATGGACCCTTTGATTTTACATTACCATCAATTTCCCAACGATATGTGAATAAGTTTCTTTCAGGTTGTATTTCTCTTACATAAAAAACCGCGTGTTCACCAGCCATAAATGCGTAGGTGAAATTAGTTGCGTTTCCATCTGGATAGTAAGAGTCTCCTAAATATTTATATGGTTCATCTTTTGTATTAGGGTGTTTTGAATTACCATCATTGTCGGCGATGAACTGCCAATTAGCCGCTTCAATTCTGAGTTCCGTTGGAACTGGAACTGTTAGTAGTTGTGATATATCAGTATCCAAGTTATCAAAGTAAGAACTTTTTATATAACTTGTTCTATCACCTATAAAATTTAAATTACTACTTTCACGATCTCTAATAATATACGCCATATCACCTTATAACTTTAAATATATAATTGTTATCAAACAATTCTACCTGTCCACTATAAACACGATTTTCAACCTTAAACACAAATTTGTAATAACGTTCTGGTTGAAGACCGTCTAACCAAAGATTGAAATAGTTTCCTTCACTATCACAACTTACCTTTGTATAAGTATCACTAAATGGAATAACTACATCTTCAGTTTGAGCATCCATTACAGAATAATATGTAGTTTCTGGTAAATATTTAACAGTTAATTGAGCAGAACGAGTTGTATAAGTTTTAACTGGATAAGTTTCTCTACCAACAATACGAAATCTTGCACGAGCATTTTCCTTAAAGGAACCTGGGCAATCTTTCATATATAGAGTAATATTATCGGCAGATAATACAGACAAACTACCAGTTTCAAAACTAGAGTCATCCCATGCAACTTCTAATTTTGGAACATAAATGGTATGTGTATCAACTGAAAAGAATTTTAAAGAACCATATCTATTAGCATCAGTTTCCTGTGAGCTACTACGCATTATTAAGAAACCATAATTGTTTTCAGTTCCAGAAATCCAATCTGCAACAGAAGCAGATACATCAATTCTCACATCGGTAGATTCAAACACAAAACTCTGTGTATGTATGTTACCATTTGAACCAGTTGTACCACCCAATGTAGACCACTGAGTACCATCTGTCTCACCAAATCTATATTTCCAACTAACACCTTCTTTTGTTTTAGGATTATTAGTTGTTCTACCAATTCCCATGTCCCAAGATTCACTTATGGGTTTTACTTCAAGAGTATATTCATACGGTATAGCTTCAGCTTCACTTGTGTATAAGTTTAAGTAGAATGTTGGGTTTGTTATACTTCCTGCCGCAATAGATGATGATATATTGGTAACATCAAATTGCATTACAATTCTTGTGTTTGTGATGTCGGATTGTAAAGATTCACTAACTACCTTTTCAATAAAAAGAATTTCATCTATTCCTGTATTTACCTCTTGTCTTAATTTATACGGAGATGATGATACTTTACTGAATAGTGTGGCGTCTTTTGTTGGGAATATTGAATATATCATAATAGTATAATTAATAAGTTACAGCCTTACCTCTGATATCTTGCTGTGGAAATTTGATTTCAAAAACAGAAGGGTCTAAACTTGGGTAGATAACTCCATTTTGATTTGCAGTAGCAATATCATATCTATTACCAGAATAACCTTCGCTTTCACGCCACTTATTAAGTATTCTGATATCCATAACAGATTGTACACCATCCGTACTTGCCAAAGCAAGTATTAAGTCTCTGACAATAATTGGTTGACGAAATTGCATTTTATCGATTGCAAAAAAGTCTTGAACTGTCTTTATACATCTAAGAACAACTTCCCGTGAATTTCTACCCGGTAAAACAATCACTTTGAAATCTACACCAATGTTTATTATATATCCATCTTTTATATTTACAGCATCTGTTAACAATCTATATTGAGATAAGTAATTTCTTAGATTTTCCTTTGTTGCCCTACTAACATTGGTTAGTTGTTTGTTTTGGTTATATCCCAAAACATACATGTTCAAAGCAAATGGGTTTTGTGTTGCTCTACCAGTACTTGGTAATATTTGTTGGTCCTGTGTTATATAAGCCTTATTGATTGCACCATATCTTGGTGGCATTGAATAAGCACGAATGATATAATCTTCTCGTGTTACTGCTCTATTCTGTGTAGAAAAATAAGCCATGGCGTTTTGACGAATTTCATCAAGGGTTTCAGATGATTTTCCGCCAGTTGCTGGAGATGGGTTATTTACAGCTAAACTCTTGTTGATAATATTGACAACTGCATTATCTAAACTGGCTTCAGTAGTATATTGTATAGTTCTACTGTTAATTGTACTTATTGAATTAGATGGGACATTTCCAGCAATACCATACCCGACTGTATAATTTATTGTTAATGTCGTTGTGGATGGTACCTGCCCATATGTTCTACTCAACAAAAAGTTGGATGGGTCAAAGGCAATATCCAACTTAGATGTAGTACCCGGTAAATTACTACCAACATTTTCTGGATTTGGTAAAATAGATATATCACTATTTGTAGATATACCCGAGCCAAACTGCAACTCGATACGATTATCAGGTGTTATACGTGTGATAAAACGACGACCAGTCTTTCTTAGTGAAAGAATGTAGGGGGTTTGAACACTATCAGGCTCTAATAGTGGGTCAAAATCAAAGTTGTTTACATTTTCCTCAAATACAGTATCTTGTGCCAAAAACGGTACTTCCGTCCAAACATTACCATCACTATCAGTTACTGAATCAATACCGATTATATTATCATCGTTTATCTTTATCTTGTAAAACTTTTGAGCCTCACCTACCGTAACTGTAGTACTTCTAGGTTCACCAGAAACAGCTGGAACCGATTTTTTTAGCAGATAATATTCTGGCGCACCATTACTACCAACTTGATATACTGTTACATCCGTAGGTGATAGTGAACTTGATTCTCTGAAATTAACATCTCGAACTGTTCTGAAAATTATACCATCTGGACTTTGTACTTCCATACCTGATTCAATTAAATAGGCATAATCAAAGTCAGGTTGAGACGCCACCCCATCACTACTACCAGTGTTTTTTGATGGTATTAATTGATATACATCTAAATCTACATTTGAAGCAACGGATAGTTTTGGTTTGTATCCAAAAGATTGTGCTATATTTATAAGATTCTTACGCTCATTTGCGTATTGAATCATGTTTTCCTTTAAGGTGTAATCTGTATAAAAACTGAGTACATCACCAACATATGCTGCCATTTCAATGAACATGGTACCCGGCGATGCATCTGTAAAATCATTATATGTATTTGGGAAATAATTTTTGGCAAACTCTACTAAATTCTGCTTAAATTCAGAATAAGTTTTATTTACATATTTTATCTGCTTTGTATCAGCCATTATTATCCCCTATCAATTTCTAACTGTAAATAATCCTCAAACTTAAATTGAGGTACAGAATAAGCAATTACAATTTTTAATATGTTATTATCTACATTAAAATTATCATCATTAACTACAATTTCTTCGATGGTAATATAAGGTAAAAATTCCTCAACAGCAGTTTCGATTGTTGTAGATATAGATTGCCTTAAATCTATTGTGTTTGGGTCAAATACCAACTTGTAAACATCACACCCAAATCTAGGATTAAATACACGTTCACCTTTTATAGTTAATATTAAATTTCTTAGATTATCCTTTATCTGCTCTTTTGTTTCATAATTCAAGTTAAAGTTATTATTAGTACCAAACGGTAATCCAACACCAATGGCAACATCGGGTTCAAAATCAAGTCTTGGTATACGTTTTACTTCTCTTGCCATTATTTAAATCTCTTCATCAATTCAGAATAATCCCTAGTAAGTGCCTTACGAACACTAGGGTCTATTTTTTCTGGATTAACTGGTCGATTTGCAATATCAACAGTTGGTATTGGTGATGACTCACGACTGAATATACCATCATTCATTTCTGCAAATTTAGCACGAAATGAATGTACATCTTGTGATGAAATTTGACGATTGTTTAAAGTTGGCCACTCATCATTAGAATTATCTTCATTGAGTTTCATAGATTCAGTCAATCTAGTGAATTCAACTTTTACCGCTTTTTTAACTTCAGTTTTAATAACCTTACGTATTACTTCCAATAGTTCTTTCTTATTCATACTCTACATACTTTATTGTTATAAATATATTACTGTTTCATTTTTTCCAATGAAGTTTTTATCTGAGTTATCTGAGACCTAATTTGTGTTGTAGTGGTGTTGACATTTATAAATTGTGAAGTATTTACTGGTGTACTTGATAGTCCACTTGGAGTTGGAACTGTAATCACACTTGATGCCTGTGCTTGTGTAGCCAACTGTGTGGATATGGATTCCAATGCTGATATGGTATCCAACATCAAATCTACAAATGTGGTGAAATCAACATTCCAATTATTGGTTTTGATACCAACATCTCGCCTCGAAGAAATAATAATATTTTCGTCTTTACTATAAAAAACCAATCTATCAGCGCCAATTACAACTTGTGCGCCAATGTATTGGTCAACACGGTCGTATTCTGGATAACTAATGGTATCTATTGGTAGTGATTGGTCGGATGTCAAATAGATAAACGAGTCATCACGTTCTAAACTCTCGTATGTGGTTTCCCCGTTTCGTATTACAATGATTGGTTTACCATCCTCACCATCTAATGACCATTCCGTATTATTACCACTTTGCTTACTGCCAAGTCTTATCGTGTTTCCAAATCTACCCTGAATTAGACGGTCACCTTCGTATCTTACCGCTTGTGATAAATTGTTATTTGTAAAATTTTTACCAAGTAATTTATTACCATCTTGGTCTACAACATTACTATTTGTACCCTTTGTGTTTGCAACAGTACTTAAATTATTATTTACAACATCTATATAATACCAATTGCCTTCCCTGCGTTGCACACATAAAACATATTCAGAAATTAGCGGAACTACAAAATCATATTTGGAAATAGGCGTGATAGTAACAGAAACACCTCGGTCCAATAATGCCGCTCTGATTTCTCGAACCCTACCGTCGTTTTCATCTATAATAACATCTTCTACAACGCCAATTGAAAATTTCAAATCTATTGAAGATTTGAACCTATCTGTATAAGATGGTAGTTTTGGTGGTGTTAGTGGGGAATTTGTAACATGTGTATTCCAAAATGGCATTATTTATCATCCTCAAGTTCTTGTATACTCTGTAGTAATTGTTTCTTTTCCTCGTCGGTTAACCCGCCATCACCTGTATCAGTTGTACGTGTCATACTACGTTGTACTATTGCTGCCATTTTTATAAGATGTTCATCATTCTTTATAGCCAATTCCATATATTCTTTAATTAAAGGAACAACTATAGTGGCATCACCCAAGTTTTTTATCATGGGTTGTAATTCACGTATTAGGGCTGATATTTGTTTTTCCTTTTTTTCAGAATTTTTATATATATCGTTTAATAATTCCGAAAATGTTTTACCTCTAAATATTTCATCATTATACATACCAAGAATAAATATCAAGAATCTAAATTAGATAAAAATTCTTCATAATAATCATTAAAATCCGACTTTATAACAGTTACAACTTTAGTAATATATTCTGTCTTTGTATCTGTCATTTCACGAATCATTATATAAAGAGCTTTTTTATTGTATGTTTCTATATCTATGCGGCTTTTAAAAAGTTCTAAAACAGAATATGCAATATTAACATCTCTTTGATTATCGAATTTCTGTTCAACTAAATTTTCATATTCTGAAATAAAATTATCTATGAATGATTCTCTTTGTTTGTCAAAAGTATTATCGGGGTCTATCTCGAATGTATCTGTAAAATTTTCTTCTAAATAAGTTTGGTCAACATTGTCCAAACTAGTTTTAATCATTCTTTCTTTATATTTTTTTGTATTATTTTGAATTAAATAATTCTTTGCAATAATACTGAAATATGAAAACGCCCTACCCTTATCTTCAGAATACTTATTTAATTTCTGTAAAAGAAAACATACAACCTCGTGTTGAATTTCATCTACGGTACCATCCATATATGGAAACTTAAAGGTGTTGATTATGTTCTCAGAAAGTTTGAATAGTGGATAATTTATATGTTCTTTAAATATTCGGTCTTTTTTTCGTTTACAGGATTCTGAATTGTATGCAACAATTGCTTTTTCAGTTACTGTAGTGAAATACACCTTACGTTTTTTAGGTCTACCACGTTTTGGTTTATCTACATTAAATGATTTTTCAAACTCATCTTCATAGGTATCTAAGTTGTGATAAAAAATATCAACTGGACTCATATTAATCAATAAATTTTAACTTCAATTCATATAACATTTCTTTTAAAGTTTTAAAGATGGTTCCGACTTCATCATCACTTTCAAAGGCACCAAGTCGGTCTATTTCAAGCATATCTTTATATGTAGATTCTAACTCATCTTTAAACTGTTTATATTCATTTTGCAAATCTCTGTATTTATCTATTGAATCTTCATATTTATTCAATAAATTATATGTAGTATATATAAAAACTACAGAGACAATTGTAATTGTAATATTGTATATCATCCAAATAAATCCTTAAACACATCAACTTGTCTGGAAGTAGAATCACTTAAAACTTTTTTGGTTTTGATAGGTGATGTCTGAGTTGGATTAGAACTACTGTTGTTTTTCCAACGTTCATATTCAATCCTAGATGCCATTAGGTCGGCTTGATGTAAAATCAATGCCATATTGGTATGTAGAGGTTTTGTTTTATTTTTATAGTAAAACCAGTTACCTTCAACATACATACCATCGTGTATCATAATTGCAATGTACTCATTCTGACTTACATGAATTCCATGATTCTGTAACATCCACAACCCACGATGTGGTACTTCCATGTTAACAATATTTGCATTATAATCATATATCTTTCCCTGATTCTTTCGATGCCACTCTGATTGATTTGGTTCATAATATGGATTGTCCATATCACCAATTTTCCCTAAATCATGATTTATTGCAGCAAATGAAAGTTCTTCGAGTGTATACCCACTCATATCAGCTCCCATATCACTCCAAGATTCATAAACTTTATGAGCGCATTTGAAAACTCGAATAACGTGGTCTACGTATCCACCTGGGAACGCATTGTGATAATGTTCCATTCCACTTGCAGGAGCGTACATCACTCTATCTTCAAACTTATCATACATTTTGATAAGTTCATCTGCGCGGGAAGGAATAGACTTTTTAATTATAGATTGAAAATCTTCCCAATTTTTAATCAAGGTTTCTGCTGTAAATTCCATTAATCTAATAGTGTTAACTTGTTATAATCTTGTTGATATTTGTTTTCTATTTTACCAAATTCCGTTTCAATCTGAGTAGGGGTGTATCCAATCAATAATGCGTATCTAACTATGATATCTCGCAACTGGTCCAATCTTGGTTTACCATCTATAATAAATTCAATATTAATATCACTTGAATTTATTTTAAATTTTGTTTGTTTCATTAAATATAGTAAACTTTTATGTAAATTTAAAATCTTTTGGAATTTTACCTTCCATGATTTTAGAAAATTTCTTGATGTCACGGGATATCTTAGCTTTATCTTTTTTGTATTTGGTTTTAGCTAATTCTTTTTTTAGCTTATGAACTTTGGCCGCGGCGTCGTTCATTATTTTTTGCTTTTGAGCTTTACTCAATTTAGGGGTAGTAGCTATCTTTGTAACTGGTCTGGTTCCTTTTAACTCAGGAACTTCAACACCCTTATGGTAAACTGTACCATCACTATCGACAAACTCTTCCATCATATGCCACCCACGAGGTCTACCAGATGGTTTGTAAGCTTTCTTTGGAGGTTCTACAAATTCTACAATACACTCGTGACAAATAACTTCTTTAGCCGTTTCACTTGTCGAAACCATTTGCCCACAAGATTTACACTCTAAATATCGATATTGTTTTTCTGGATTCTGATTCCAAGATGTACCAAATCTATACTCTTCTTTGTATTCAACCTTAACCATCACATTTCTGATATCTTATACAAGATAGTGTGCATTATTGTTTTATCGGATGTGACCTTTTTGCGATACTCATGTAACTTTGCATTTGTAGTTGTCATCATATTTTTGATTTGATTCAATTTCACGATGTTACTACAACTTATAGCTAACATACCGTTTATGATAGATACATTAATAAATTCAGAATCAGTTACACTATCGAACATTGTTTTCATAAAATCTGTTACTCCACTTGGATAAATGGTTAACCCAGATGTAATTCTAGTTGCATATATACTAGCAGAATCTTCATGTAAGTTCAAAAACCATTGTTTAAACAAATCTTGGTTACCCTTAAATAGTGTTTCTTTATCACTATCTAACATCTTTTCCCATAGGCTATCTAAATTACCAGATTGTTGATTAGATATACCTGTAGAAAATAATTTCAAAAACTGTATAAAAGAATCTACTGGATTGTCAGATGTATCTTGAGGGTTGTTTGAAGATGTTGACTCTTCTAATTCTGGAAATGCCCACTTGTATAAAGTTTCTTTTTGTTTGGCAATATTTAGTGAGTTTATATGTGATATAAGTATGTGTTCTTCCATTTCCAATAGAATATCACTAGACCAAATCTTTTGCAACCATTTATCATTAACCAACTTAGATTCAGTATGAAATTTCATGTTACTCACTCCATAATAGTTTATCTATCCAAGCATCAGCATCACCAATTGATTCTTTAAGTTTGATTAATTCTGAACAATATTCATATTTTTCAGTTTCTTCAAAATATTCTATTAAATCATCAATTATCTCAAATGCATCTATAGGATGTTCAAATGGGTCAAACAATAGTGCTATGAAATTACGATTACTATCATATACTTCAAATAAAGTTTTTTTACCAGTAATGATGGTATAGGTATCCATTGCAGCAGTATCAACAAAACTATCGGTAGACCTAAACTTTTTCATTACTTATAAATATCTAAGTTTATGGTTTTGGTGGTAATGAATCTAAGTGTTCTCTGAGTAATTTTATAATGACTTCTTTATCACGTAGTAATTCACGTGTACGATTCAGTGCTATGGCTTGATTTATAACGACGATGAAAAAAATCAAGCACATGAATATTAGCACCAATGATATTATTGATAATGTTAAAACTGTCATGGTTTATAAGTTCCGTTTGTTTTTTCTAATTGACCCAATGATTTGGCAACCTTCCAACGATGTTTGGCATCTTCCAACTCTTCGATAATTCTATTCATCTCAGTAATGGTAAGTTCAAATTGTTTGTTACCAATGTTTAAGCTCCCAACCAATGGACTAGTATCAACTATTTGATTGGTTGCACGGGGGCCCTTCAAAAGTTCAAATTGAATACTATTCCAGTATTTCCCATACTTTCCTGCGTTTTTGTGATAACTCATAATTAATTATTTAGTATTAGTTAAGTATTAATTTAGATCTATAGATCTGATCTATATTATAATATAATAATTCTATTATACTAGAAGTATATAGTATACTGAAGTTACAAAAAATAATTCATAAAAACAAATATTTAGTTAACTTTTTAAGAATTTAATTCAAAAAATTTTAATTTAACCCGATTCCAATAATGTTCAGTATCATTTATGGAAATACCCCTAGGCCCGCCATTCCAACATCTAGCCATTTCTTCATAAGTAACTAAATTGTAATAATCTACATATATTTTAAACATCTCAATACTACATTCACGGTCCCATCTATCCGCCAAACTGTACTCATCTGACCCTACTATTCTATTTATCTCAGAAACCATGATTGGTCTAATTTGTAAACAACCCGCGGCACGTTCACTATAACAGTAAGCTGAATCATCACCGCGAGACTCCACCCATATCAAGGAACTTATAAAATAATCCATACTATCAGGTTGTGATTTGAGAGTATCGCATGTATCTACATCTATAGTGGGTTGATTCTCTGTGAGAATTTCTTCACATTTAGGTGTGAGAGACTCTGTATTCAACGAAATAGGTACCAGTAGTGTTGCGGTTAATAAAAACTTTTTCATCCTCTTAAAACGGTTCTCAGGGGGTTAAAACAACTTGTAAAAAAATGGGGTAGTATTCACCACCCCATATGACCTTGAACGGCGGTCAATCCGTTAGTTGATGGTTGAGCCTTGCTCAAGCAGCAACTGCATACATAGGTTCGCCATTTAAGCGATTTGAACTCATGATATGCCATACAACCTGTCAATTCCATGCATCCCCATGTTAAATTTTGTTAGCGGAGATGTGAGGATTCGAACCTCAGTCCAGTTTTGCCGCGTGTATCAATCAACGTTCTAGTATAAATATACTAAAAATTTTTAGAATTAATTGTCAAATTTCAGACATTAACTCTGTTACCATTTTACACATTTCGTATTCTTCAACTGACTCGAAATATTCCAATGCGGATTCAAGTGTATCTGACCAATCCTCTCGGTTCATTTCAAAAACATATTGGTCTTCACCATCTTCACCAATTACTTCTGCGAAATTAACTATTGATTGATTGGTTTTGTTACCATGTTCTATGGCTGATACTAATTGCTGATATACTTCTGTTTTATCAGAGTCATCTCCAACAAAAAATTCTTGCATCTCTCTGAGAGACTTAAATTTTAATACTTTAAACATAATTTATTGTTTTAATTTTTCAGTTCACTACTTACTAGGTATAAAAATACAAACATTGATACGATTATGAATCCAATACATAAATATAAACTAACATTATATAGTTGTTTGGAAATTGTAATCAATATCAAAAAAATACCAATTAAAGATACGGTATCTAGTATTCGTTTCCAATTCATGTTATTAAAGTTTAAATGTTTCTAATTCGTTCAAACAAATAAATCTAGTACCTAGAATTACTTCATTTTTACTTTTGTGATGGTGTCCAAAAATCCATAGTGAAGGTTGATAAAGTTGGAATAGATTT